TTTTATGTTATATTTTATACATGAGTTAAAAATATTCTGCGATCGCTAATTTAATTTAGCGTCGAAACTTGTCTGCACTATGCACTAATTTAATTTAAGGTTTATCTCTTATCTCTTATCTCTTATCTCTTATCTCTTATCTCTTATCTCTTATCTCTTATCTTGCGATCGCTAGATTAATCCTTAAATTAAATTTAGTGCCGGGACTTTAATTAATTTATTTAAGGGGGGGTCGAGATTAAGGCGGGGGTAAGGCGAGAGTGGGCGGGTACTCTAGACACACTTCATCTACGAAAAAAATCCAAAAAAAATATCCCAGACTATTCTTCATCTGGGATAATACTTTGTGTCGCCTATGCAATTTTTAAATCTATAATTTAACTTATATATAAATTATAGCACAGTCTTAAAGGAAATGGGAAGCAAAAGAAAAGATTTTTTAAGTGGCGCACCAACAACTTTATTAAAGTCCAAGGTTAACGAAAAAGCTAAGAATAATGCGGTAACTTTTACCCTTCCAGATCCACAGCCTGGAAAGCAAACAAGCTTTGTAAATACGCGCGCTGATGTGTGCATATATGGAGGAGCCGGCGGAGGCGGGAAGTCGTGGGCATTGTTAAGGAAGTCTTTAATTAATATTGATAACCCTAATTATGGTGCGGTAATCTTCCGCCGGACTTCGCCTGAAATAACAACAGAGGGTGGTTTATGGGATGAGTCTAAGAAATTATTTGGCTTAGTCCCTGGTGCAATTCCAAGAGAGGGTAAATTAGATTGGAAATTTCCCAGCGGCGCAGCTATTAGCTTTGGTCACGCTCAACATGAAAAAGACGTAGAGAATAAATTCCCTGGAGCGCAAATAGCCTATATTGGCTTTGATGAGTTAAATAAATTTACCGAAAAACAATTTTGGTTCTTATTTTCAAGAAATAGAAGTACGTGCGGAGTTAAGCCAAGGATTGATGCAACCTGTAACCCTGATGCAGATTCGTGGGTAGCTAAATTAATTGATTGGTATATTAACCCTACGACGGGATACCCTATCGAAGAAAGGTCAGGCGTTTTAAGATACTTTTACCGCTTAAATAACGTTATTCACTGGGGAGATTCCGCAGAAGAATTAATGCTTAAATTCCCGGACTTAGCTAAAATTGCGCCGCCAAAATCCTTAACTTTTATTAGTGCAACCTTAGACGACAATAAGATTCTCTTAAGCCAAAACCCTGATTACAAAGCTAATTTACTTTCATTACTTAATGTTGACATGGAGCGGTTACTTAAAGGTAATTGGAAGATTAAATGGTCGGCAGGATTAGTCTTTAACCGTTCGTGGTTTGAGATAATAGATCAAGAACAGTTAAGCAGCATGGATTTAACTTCTGCCCAATTTTTAAGGTTTTGGGATTTGGCCAGTACAGCTAAAGAAGTTGCCTCTTCATCCTCATGCTTTAGTGCATCCCAGAAATGGATGAAAGTTAAAAATAAATTTACGGGAGAGTATGAATATTACATCTTAGATGTTTACTGGGAACAGTTAGGAGCAGAAGAGGGCGATAACCAAATCGTAACGATGGCCGTGGCGGATGGTAAAAAAGTTAAGCAACGGTGGGAGTTAGAGGGCGGTTCAGCGTCAAGGAGACATGAACAAAGCTTAATTAGGACAATCAAAAAAGCTTTGCCTGAGTGTAATTGTAAGGGAGTCCAACCTCTTGGCGATAAATTAACCCGGGCTAAACCCTGGGCTATGGATGCTAGGAGCGGGAAGATAAAAATACTAAGAGCTTGGTGGAATGATGACTTTTTATCTTACGTGGATGCTTTTGACGGCAGTAGAAAAACCCCGCCCACAAATGATGTTGTAGACGGGGGAAGTGGCGCACATTCTTGTTTATCCCAGAATTTAGTATTTGGGGGAAGTTTAGGGAGTTAATAACTCCTCAACATCACTAACTAAAATAACCCCATGCCCTGCCAATTCAGCAGGGGTTATCAATATTTGCGCTTGGTAATTGGGATCTAATTGAGTTCTTTGAAGTAAGGCTATGATGGCATCAAAACTTGCTTGGGTTAGTTTGCCACCACGTTTTAAAGTGGTCAGATTTCCAACAATCCAATCAGGTCTATTCTGGGTAATAGCATCCAATATCCTTAAATAGACTGGACTTTCAGCTAGTGCCAAAACTTCCGCATCTGTGACTACTGCTGAAACTTCTTCTAAAGTTGTCTTTACAGATACTTGACCTATTGGCACTGGATTATCTACTAATACTTTATCGTTGAGGTATGAAGTTAATTCCCTGGGAGATAGTTCAGGGAATTGTTCAATTTGAGAAAGCAGCCATTGTTCTTGTTGTTTTGTCATGGTTTTTAATTTACAGCAATTTTATAATAAAGTCCCTGATTGCGCTCAAGCGTTTGGCGGTCGGTGGTGGAGAGTGCCGATGGGAATACGATAGTTTCTGAGTTATACCCATCGTAATACCAAAGATTGTCACCGCGTTGACCAATAAAGAGTTGGTTCAGTGTGATTTTTCCACCCGTTCCATTATTGCCACCGTTTGCCCAAATGCTTGATTCTGTCGCAGTCGTGGTTAAGCTCACAACATAAGACTGTCCTATTGTTGGCAAAAAGCCTGTCTGCACTACTGGAGCCCCTGCGTCTGGAATGTATCCCAATGAGGCATTTGGGGTTGGCGGGACGAATCCAGTAAAGCTGCTGAATATTCCCCTTCCGGGTGAACCGCTGCCAGTCCCAATAGAATAGCGAATAGTTGGTGCTTGTGTTACGTCATTCAACACAGATATTAAGGTAAGCTGAGAAAGTGGAAGGGATACACCACTGAAAAACGTATTTGACCCGTTAAACCTGACAGCGGGTTTGCCGTTGGCAATATCAAGTACCCCTGCGTTCACAATGCGCGGCCGCCTCCCCGCCGTTGAAACTGCATGACGACCATTGCCAGATTGATCATACCAGATAACAATCTCACCGTTGCCCGAACCGACAAATACTAATAATGTAACTACATCTAAATCCTCTCCAATAAAACCTATATCTAGCTCCGCATCATCACTAGTTCTCATTACTCTTATAGCTGCGCCAGTCCAAAACCTGGAAAGCCGTCTTAATCCATAAGCGACAGAGACTATAACAGAAATTAAATCAAGAACACATTTAAAACCACGCAACACCACCATTCTAGTAGAAGTTCTCATGGTGCAAAACTCCTAACTCTAATTGTAAAACTTTCACTATTTGCAGCCGGAGTAAATGCACCACTTGTCACCACATATCCAAACAAAGAAGTGCCAGTTAGTTTATAAAGTTGGTTTAGGTTTCTCACCTCAGCAACTACACTACCACCACCACCTTGAGCTAATGATGCAGATAAAGCTATACCTCTGGGATTGAGAATACTTGCTCTATCTCCAGAAGATATAGAAAATGGTAGATTATCAGCTATAGCTGATGGTGGGGTAACACCGTATAAATACAAGGTAAAGGTACTCATACCTGCTGGTACTGCTGTGATATTGAAAATAATATCTAAGCTTTCAATAAATATAAACCCACCACTAGCACCAATATTCTGAAGTTCAAATACACCACCATACACATCATTAGCTGTGTAAGCTGTGACGTTAGCGGGTCTTGTTAATGAAGCTGAAGATACATAAGCTAAACCTGCCGGAGAAGTAGCAATACTGACGGGCTGTGTAGATTGCCAAAATGTACCGTCTACTGTAATACTGCCCCCCGCATCATTAATTGGAACAGGATTACCTACATCATTAGCGATCTCCAAAGAAGCATTGCCGACCGTGACATTTAAGCTACCAACTTCTACAGGGATTTTGCCGTTGGACAATACAGGGATGCGATCTCTTGTTACCCCCCAAATGGCTGATAACAAATCTTTGATATCCGATAAAGCCATAAAAGTTTTTTCGTTTTGACTTATTTTTCCCAATGGGAACAATAACGGTACAAACAAAATTAAATTTAATTTATGCCATTAGACCCCGAAATTCTTGCAGCCATCCAAGACGCTATTAAATCCACAATCCCTGCAATTCTTCCTGCGGTGATAGAAGGGGCTGTTAAGCCATTAACCGAACAGATTGAAATAATCGAAAAACAACAGCGAGATGTTAAAAAACTTTTTGATGCCATATCGGAATCTTCAACCAAGTTATCCGAGCAAATGGCTCATCAA